GCTACTTAAACGGCCAAGGCGACCAGCAAAGTAATATTGACCAAATTAAAGGCATGTATACCAACGCCCTTAATCGTTATTTACAGGCAATTTTAGCTGAGTTGGATAATAAGCTTAATGCTAAGATAACGGCCAATATACGGACTGCTGTAGACCCATTGGGAGACTCGTTTGCAAATACCATATCGGGGCTAACTAAAGATGGCACAATTGCTAACAATCAAGCAACTTGGTTACTACAGCAGACTGGTTATTTCCCAGATGAAATGCCTGCTGCTAAATCAGAAAAAGGAGGTGATAATGATGACAAAGAAAGTGATGATTAAAGGTGATATTGTTGATGATCAAACAGCCGGTTTCTATCAATTCTTCGGAATGCCAGCAGTATCGCCTTCGGGTGTTGCTGACATTTTAAATGATGACAGTGGCGATGACGATGACAGTGGTGATGATGAAGCACTTGAAGTTGATATTGCTTCCAATGGTGGCGATGTTTTTGCAGCTAGTGAAATTTACACTATGCTAAAGAACTATGCCGGCAATGTAACAGTTAACATTCAAGGCTTAGCTGCTAGTGCGGCAAGCGTGATTGCTATGGCTGGTGACCATATCAACATTTCACCAACCGCTCAAATCATGATTCACAAGGCTTGGTCACAACCAGCCGGAAATGCGGACGATTTGGAGCATGAAGCCAGTGTTTTAAATGGCATTGATCAATCAATCGCCAGTGCTTATGAAGCCAAAACTGGCATGGATCAAGCCGACTTGCTGCAATTAATGGCAAATGAAACATGGTTAACCGCTAGTGATGCTGTTGATAAAGGTTTCGCTGACGAAATTATGTTTGCTAATGATCAACAATTACAACCGGTTAATGCCATTTCACACATTCCGCCTAAATCTGCAGTTAATAAGCTGATGAATTTAATTTACAAGGTGGACAAGGATAAAGCTAAGCCGTCTAAAAAAGAAAATACTACTAATGGTCAATCTGCTGAATTACGAAACAGCAAATTGGCTGTTTTATTTGAAAAAAATCAAAAGGAGGCCAACTAATGGCTAATATTAACACAATTAATGATGCTTGGATTGCCCAAGGTCAAAAGGTATCAGACTTGAACGACAAGTTAAACGCAGCTGTCCTTGACGACAGCTTTGATCAAGACAAATTTAAAGCAATGAAACAAGACCGCGACAATGCGGTTGCTCGTCGTGACGCTTTACATGAACAATTAGAAGAAGAACGCAAGGCTCAAGAAATTGCCAACATGAATGATAAGGAAAAAGACATCAAGGATGAGTTCATTAAGAACTTCCAAGGCATGATTAAAGGTGACCCTAAAGTTATGAATTTAGTAACTTCATCTACTGATGAAAGTGGTAACGCAATTGGTTTGACTATTCCCCAAGATATTCAAACAGCAATTAATACGCTTGTTCGTAAATACGATTCATTGCAACAATACGTTAACCGAGAAGCTGTTACAACTCAATCTGGGTCACGAGTTTACGAAAAGTGGACTGACGTTACTCCATTAGCTGACTTAGATGATGAAACCGCTACTATTGGTGATAATGATGATCCTAAGCTATCCATCATCAAATACACAATTCATCGTTATGCCGGGATTACTACCGCAACAAATTCTTTGCTAAAAGATACAGCCGATAATATCTTAGCTTGGTTATCTGGATGGATTGCTAAGAAAGTTGTTGTTACTCGTAATGCTAAGATTATTGCAGCAATGAACGCAGCACCTAAGAAACCTAGTTTAGCTAAGTTCGACGACATTATCACCATGATTAACACTGCTGTTGATCCTGCCATTAAGTCTACATCATTCTTAATGACAAATACTTCTGGTTTAAATGTACTTTCAGAAGTTAAGGATGCTATGGGACGTTACCTATTGCAACCAGATCCAACACAACCTGATCAATATTTAATCCGTGGCAAGCGAATTGTTGAAGTGGCTGACAAGTGGTTGCCTAACGTTGGAACTGCATCAGCACCGGCTTATCCACTTTACTATGGTGATTTGTCACAAGCGGTAACCTTGTTTGACCGAGAAAGCACTTCATTGTTGACCACAAATATCGGCGGTGGTGCTTTTGAAAAAGACCAAACTAAGATTCGTGTAATTGACCGCTTTGACGTTGAACCTACTGATACAGAAGCCTTTGTTGCAGGTTCATTCAGTACAATTGCTGACCAACCAGCAAACTTCGCAGCTAGTGCAGCTCCAGCAGCCACTAGTAAATAATTAGTCAATTTATGTCGCTAATAAATACACAGTACAGTGATAAACTGGGCGGCTAAGTAAGGATGTGATTTAAATGGCAGCCAATTTAGAAACATTGAAATCATCTTTGCGAATTGATGGGGATGATGACGACGAGCTGTTAAAAGGCTATTTGTCAGCAGCCACTAGCTACATTAAACAAGCCATTGGTGACGACAATAGCGTTCTAGGTTTCTATGAAATGGAAGGCGTGAGCAACTTGTTTGAAACTGCTGTTTACGCCTTAGCTGGTTCATACTGGTATTACCGGACATCAATCACTTCAAACGCCGTTAATCCAGTTGACTTAGTTGTTGATTCAATCATTGGCCAATTGCGAGGTCTGTATAACCAAAAACAGGATGAGGTGAACGACAATGGCAATTAATAGGTTAACTCCAGTTGATTTTAACCAACGTATACAGATTGGCACTGTTAAAACTGTTCAAAATCCTATTAATGGGACTAGTAAACAGGTATTTGTTAGTCAGTTTAGTTTATACTGCGCACCCTATACACGATCAATTGCGTCTTCGTATCAACTTACAGCTGAACAATTAGAGCAAGTAGTAGTCATTATTAGGCATAATCCTAAAGTTTATGAAGGTATTCAATGTAAGTATAAAGGTAAATTTTACGATGTCGTCAATGACAGCATAGATGATTCTAGTAATTATCTATCTTGCGATTACTTGACACTCAAAAAGGTTACTAAGGGGGCTTAGCTATGGCAAATGGTAACATAGCCGACCAATTAGAAGCGTGGCTTAAAGATGTCCACAAGCTAGTCCCTAACGAAGCTGAACAAGAAAAGATAACCAAAGCTGGAGCTAAGAAACTAGCTGATAACTTGACGGAAGTCACACGGAAGAAACATTACAGCTCACATAAAGACGAGAAGTACGGACATATGGCTGACAATATAAGCTATAACAGCAATGACATAGACGGTGAACATGATGGTAGCTCAATTGTTGGGTGGACTAACAAGTATCATGACATGAATGCTAGGCGGTTAAACGACGGTACCAAGCACATTAAAGCTGACCACTTTGTTGATGATAACTTAGCTGACTCACAAGATGATGTCTTTAACGCCATGCTAGAGGAGTATAAGAAGGGGGACGATGACTAGTGTTATTACCAGTATCACAGGTAGCCAGCCTAGTTAACGCGCTCAATTTTACGTGGCTCGATAAAGTCTACCTTAATGAGATACCTAACGAAGATTTAGACAACACTGATATTACACTCATGCTATTACAAGAGACCGATTCAAGTCCGGCCTACCATGCAAACAGTACGTTTAAAGGCCTAGCAATGGGTGTTGAAATTCAAATCTTCTATAAGGTCAACCTAGCCGATGACTTTAATCCGATTGAAGCTGAGATAGCTTTGATGAAAACTCTTAAAGATGCTGGCTGGTTAATTGTATCTAGTCAGCACCACACAACTGATCCAGATACCAACCAATTGACCAAAACAATTTACGTAACTAAAAATGAAATGATATAAAGGAGAGATTTATAAATGTCAAAACATAATATTGTTAAAGCAACTTTTGCTTTACTAGACGATAACGGTGACTTAATTAAAGATGCTACTAAAGGACTATCTACTGACGGAATCTATGTTGCCGATCATAATGGCGAAGGTTTCAGTCAAATCAACGTATCTGCCATCGAAGCAGCTGGAACTCCCGGATGGGGAAACGGACAAATCAAGCGTACGGCTTATGGTAAGTCTATGCCTACGCTGGCTTTAACCGCTTTAGACTTAGACTTTAAGATTAATCAAATGCTTAAAGGATTTACACAAAATCCTAATACAGGTGCATGGGTAAGACAACTACCTAAGCCACATGTGGCAATGATTGCCGAATCACAATCACTAGATGGTGACATCTCAATTTACGAATGCTTCAATAACATTGAATTTGTTGAAGAAGCATCTAACAACTCAACTGATACTAACAGTGAAGCAGCTTACTCAACTGGCTTCAATGGTACTGTTTTAACACCATTGAAGCCAAACATTTTCTTAGCTGCCAATGGCGTACAACAACCTTATATGATTGCCAAGTCAACTGATACTGGATTTGATTTAGACAAACTTTATGCCGAAGTATTTGGTGGCTATACCAAACCGGTAAGCGGAACAACTAGTGCAACAACCGTTGTAACGCCTGGTAAATAATTATCTAAAGGCTTCCCTCAAATGGGTGGCCTTTTAATACATACAAATTTAAATAAAGGGGTACAAATCAATATGAAAATTAATGCTAAAAACTACTTTAAAATCAATAAGACGGCCAATGTAACACCAACTAATAATATCATTCGATTGGCTACTAAGGTCCAAATTGGCATGCTGGAATCGCAAGACACTGAAAAAGAAGTTACTGAACTAGACGCCATGAAAAACGGCCTAGAATTGCAGGACGATATGGCCGATTTTGTGCAACGTATAATGGGATACACTGATCAGCAAATGGAAACAATCAACGATACCATCTCAATTGAGCGGTTTGGTGAAGGTGTTGGTTACCTAATTATGCGCTTAAATGGTATTTCAGACGCTGACATTAAGTTGTCTGAACAGAAGCAACGCAAAGCCATTGAAGACGCCAAGTCGTCAAAATAAGCCGGCACAAGCGTAACAGTGAGCTTAAAAAGGAAGTCCTAAAGTTGAAAAACCAGCAGGAAGACTTCAACTTGCTAGCTCAACAATTATTAACTGAGGGGCTATCACCAAAAGAATTTGATGATAGTTCCTTTTTTAATACAATGGCGACTTTGAATGCTCGTAAGAAGGAAGATCGTGCTG